CTTTGCCGAACCTTTCAAAATGATCTGCTTCAGCATCGGATTACCAATCGCTGCACCAGATTCATTTACCGGTGTTACTTCAACTTCAATCGTGACGTTAACAGCGGCCTGATTCCCACCTGAAGAAACGGTATAAAGTCCATTTGTGGCCACAAAATTACACAGCACCCGGCTACGTTCAACATTGTCCAGAATGAATGGACCAATCCATTTTTCACCTATTGAACTGATCTTTGGTGACAAAGCTGCAGTTTGTTGGTTATTTAACTCTTTAAGCTTTAACCAGTTAGCATTAACGGCCGCCGGATTTGATAACGTCATTCGATCATCTGCTACCGATAGAACGCTGTAAGTGCCGTTTAAATCATAAGTCTGGCCGTTAAACGTGAATGAGGCATTGGTGATTTCTACGCGGTCATTACTTACAAACTTAGTGGTTAAATCCGTATTGTTTGCAGATGCCCGAAGGATCTCGTTTGGATATGCAAAATGAAGGTAGTTCGTACCTTCTAAAGACTGTGTATCTGCTGGACGGAGAACTTGGCCATTAACAGAAGTTTGATGCTGAACCGTTAGTGGCGGCGTGGTAATTTCGGTACCAAGCGAAAAATATGGCTCACCTGAAACAATATCTACACCTGGTCGAAAGACTTCTACCGATGCGCCGGCAATATCAACAATGTTGGTTTCACCATCATATGCACCGTTAATTTTATAGTGACCACGACCAATACAACCAACAACATGCTCTACTTCGACATTGTTTTCATATACCTTGTAAGGCACAGTAATCAGATCAGGGGTATCGTGAGCGGCACCATAAATATCTGCGATACGACCATTTACGCGAGTTTTATTTTCACGGTTTGATAATTCGTTATTTGCAGACGAGGATTGATTGTTATTCTGGTTGGTTTGGGTAATTGAGGGCACAGGCATTAATAATGCAACAGCCACACCCATAACTATAGAAGCAACCGCTATCCAAGCTAGAGTTATGGGGTCTATACCCTTGGGATTCTCAATTACAATGAAAGTGCCTGGCAAGAAATCGAGCTGCTTTAATTCATATGCATTCTTCGGTGTGACTTCATTCGCAAATGAAATTTCGGCATGATCCATATTACTTGTTGTATGGAAAATACGGACATGTTCAGGCATATAATCATATTTTGAAGTAAGCCATTGACCCAAAGTTTCGGCGTGTTCAATTGTTTTGTCTTCGGATAAAGGGTCTTGTTTATAAATAATCTTAATCATAGAAACTCACACGATTAAATCCAAATGCTTGAACGACTTGAATTGGCATCCATGAAACGCCTGATTCCTGCAAATGCAAAATACGCCCCAAACGAAAAAGCCCCACATGTGGGGGCTTGTTTCGGTATCTCGAGTGAAAGGCGACTATGCAGCCTTCCTTGGGCATGGGCAGTGGATTTAAAAGTTTTAACCTTGATGGTAGAAATACCTTTTCTTTAATAGGCTTCATAAAAAATTCAAGTGCTTCCACCCGGTCTATTCCATATAGATCCAATGCAGCTTCATGAGCAAAATGAACACAGTTGTAGTTTTCCTCGTCATATTGTCTATCAAGCAAATGATCATGACTTTTCATATAGCCCCCTTGAGACCAGTAAAGCGGTCTAGTGCAAAGATATCTCCAGTTTTAGCGGTATTTAATCGTGGAGATTCAGCTTTGAACGTCACAGCTTTATGGTTCATGGCAACACTGGAGAGTTGCAGTCCAAGTAAATAAAACATTGGAGAGTTCAGATTGTCTGAACTGTAAATCCGGTAATTTACGGTTGGCTTTACATCTGGATATTGCCCTTCGATTACCCGTTCAAACTCATCTGGCATCACATCACCTAGACCAGAGATAGAAACGGTTAATGTCTGGTCCAGATCACCCAGCATTCCGGATCTTTGAATAGATGCTGGCAAAAATTCATAATAGACCTGACCGGATCCTTCCTTATGTTGTACATACACCCCACGATCATCATTACGAACTATTCGGTATATGTTCATAAAGGAAGGATGAGAAAGCTCAATACATTCCAGTTGATAAACATCGACTTTACGATTGAAAAAGAACTTGGCGTATTCGTTATCCATTAGACCTCCCAATCCTTAATCAAAGCTATATCGGCCGTAAGGTTAGGCTGGTTTTGAACAACTTCGAGCTGTGCATTTACCCGGTAAAGGTTGCCATTCACTTCATTGGTCTTGAACGAGTTCGGAATGAAATTGCATTGGTATTGCTGACGTGTTCCTTGGTCTATGACCAAATCCGCATAGAATGAAGCTGGCTTATTCTGATAGATCCGCCAGAAAGCCATCATTTTATTGAAATCGGTTTTACTTAAATTCCAGTTCACATCGACAATATGACTATTACGTTTTACATCGATGTAATAGCGACCACGTCCGCCATCCATCTGCTGACGTTTCACATCATCACCCGGTGTTACGCCATAGCCGCTGGTCTGAGGATTTAGCTTTAACTTGTACATAACTTTCCTTCAGGTAATAAAAAACCGACCATTTAAGGTCGGTTTTTTCAAATGTTGTAAATTAAATTAGTTCAAATAACTCAGAAATTCTTTTAGCTTCTTCAATACTAAAATTTGCAAGTTCGCGCGTAATCTTTATTTCCATTTTATAGTCAGCCCTAGTTCTTAATTTTTTTAAAGAATTGATCTTTGCATAAACTAGCTCTGCATTTATTTTAGTTTGTTCATTAGCATTTGAATCATAACTGAGAAGACTGCTATATAACCTTGCATGAACCCCACCTTTTTCTGAAGTTGGCTTCCACCTCAATCTATCTTCAAGATGATATTTTGCTTCATGAAATGTGAAGTAATAAGCTCTACCGATAACATTTCTTAATTGTAAATCTGGGTATGAGGTTTCAGCAGATGCTATTTCATTACAATATTCTAAAAGCTTATTATCCATTCAGAACCTCACTATAAGGAACGAATGTATATGAGATCTTGTTAAATGCAGTCAAAAGACCTTCTTTAAAACATAATTCAATAATTTCCTCGTTAATTTTCATGATCTCTTTTACAGGTTTATTTATATATATAAGTAATAAAAATTCTTCATCAATAAAGCTATAGTCATGGTTGAGTACTCTCGCATTATTCTTTAAAACGGTATTCTTGATAATAGAAGAGATCTTTTTGAAATCATTTTCACTTATATCTAGTCGATCATTGATATCAGCCAGTACAGTGTGATGATCAAAACTGTTATTAAACACAGCTTCACTATAAAATGATGAGTCCTTAGCCCATAACTCACCATTAAGTAAGAAAATAAGTCCAAGATCTCTTGGTAAGATTCCTTTGGAATCCATTTTTTGTAATTCAATTAGCTTTACAATTTTATCTGTTGTTTTACATACATTATCAAAATCAAAAGTATGATTAAAAATATAAATTGCATTCCTTAAACAACTAAAATTATTGGAATGTTTTAAAACATATAATGCTGCCTCATTTGCTTCACTTAAATTATTAGCATTTAACTCTATAAGCCCTTTCATAACATGCCAAAGATCCTTAGGTGCAGTCTGTTTACTACTATCAAGTAACCGCATACACCTTACATAATTAAACTCACTAAGGACTTCAAAAGGCTTGAAGCCGTTTATCAGCGAACCTAACTCATCCATTTTGGTTTTTGGAATTGGTGTTTTCATGTCTTAATAAAGATAAAAGATATATCTACAATCTTACTGAATTTATTTTATAAGATACATGAAATTAATCATTTCTCTCAGAATCATTCTAAGTATTACGAAGATTTTTGAATCTTAAAAAGTTTGAAAAAACCGCCCCCGAAGGCGGTTTTGTTCATTATCGATTCCGTCTTGCTGTCGTATTCTCAGTCAAAGACCGACTAATGGTTGAGTTTGGATTTGCGATTTGATCACTTACAAGCTTAGGTACCGTTCTTGGAAGCTGCTTATCCAGTTCATCTTTAACAATGATCCGGACTGTTTGCTCATCCAGTTGTTCGGCTTCAACTGTCGCCCCACTCACCTGATTAATCACTTCAATTTTGAAATTGATTGTCGGTGAAGCAGGCTCAATTGAAGGCATAATCTCAGCTTGAGGGCGTGAAGTACTTCCTAAAGTAAAGTCCTGAACATCATCCAGATTTGAACGATCCTGAACTAAACCATTGGATGAGAAGTAGACCTTGCCATCATGGAATAAGTCTGAATTTCCAGAAGAAGCTAATTTAGGTGTGTCTCTATTACCCTTATAGATAATCTGAGTATCTTGAACCGGTTGATTAAAGATGTCAGCCTGCTTTTGGCTTTCTATAAAGGCATTAGAGCTCATCATTGCACGGCGCATGACACTATCAGTCGAGGCATTGTTATTGAGAAAAGCTTCAGGGTTTGCACTCTTACGCATTCTCTCAACTAAACCAACACCACCCCAACGTTTAATGTCTTCTTGGGACCATACAATCTCGCCTTTGTGCACAGCTCCAGCAACTTCATATTTCCCACCTCGACCAGTGTAACCACCATCAGCAAAGCCTTGATCCTTAATTGCCCGGATGTTTGCAATAATGCTAGCGCCTTGAGCAACCGCCCCAGCAATTAATGGAATGTTAAGTGGAAAACCAGCTTTTGAAGCTGCTGCAATATTTTGCTGAATCGCAATACCTGCAGCTGCAATGGCATAAGCTTTATCAGCAGCAAACATGATTTTGTAGGCTTTAGATTGCTCTCCAAACATTGAGCCAAACATCGATGTGAGTGAACCCATCATTTGGCCACCAAGGGCAATTTGAGCATTCAATCGATCTTGGTGATACTTATCTTCAATATCTTGAGCATTCTGAGCATATTCGGCAGCTATCTGATTACGTTGGTCCTGAGCAGCTTGAATGATAGCCGTTTTTTGATTTTCGTAATCCTGCTGCTTAATTAGTCCAGCTTCGAATTGAGCATTCAAACCATCTAAAGAGTTTTGCTCATTCAGGTCGGTAGCAGCAAATTGACTATCTGCTAAATCATTTGCAGCATTTAAGCGGCTAAATCGTTCCTGATCCTGTCTGAAAAATTCTCCGGTACCATTCATATCCGCTTGGATACCACCCCAGTTTTGAGCAGCATTATTCACTTTATCGCGTGTCTCTTTATCCTGATTGGCTTTAGATAATGCGATTAGCTTTTGCCGCTCTTCTATAGAAAGCTTGGTATTCT